ATGGCTCACTTTGCAGAACTTGATCAAAACAACAAAGTATTACAAGTAGTAGTAATATCTAACGAAGATGTAGATGCTAATGGCGGTGATGAATCTGCTGAAGCAGAAACATTCGTAACAACAATCGTTCCATTCATTCCATTCGGTGGTGCTTGGAAACAAACTTCTTACAGTGGTAGTTTTAGAAAACAATACGCAGGTGTTGGTTATTCTTACGATTTATCTAAAGATAAATTTATATCACCTCAACCTTATTCATCTTGGTCATTAGATTCTAGTGATGATTGGAAAGCTCCAGTTACTTATCCTAATGTAACTGAAATAAGCTCTACTCCTGTTTTTATAGTTTGGGATGAAGATAATCAAAAATGGACAGGAACAGTAGATTCAACCAATTACACATGGGATGCTACTAATTTGCAATGGGATGAGGTCTAACCATGGCTAATTCTAATGGCGGAGTAGTAGGTGTAGATAATCCAGCAATCGTTCAACCTATAATTTTAACCTCAATCACTTCTAGTACTAATTTTACAAAAGCTCCATATACAGGAACTGTTGATATCTTAGTTATAGCTGGAGGCGGTGGAGGTGGCGGTTACTATTATGCAGGAGGCGGCGGAGCAGGTGGGCAGGCTTTCAATCCTGGTTACAATATACCTTCAAATGCATTTCCAATAACACTAGGAGCAGGTGGAGCAGGTGGTGGTAATGGTGCTAGTGGAGTTATAGGTAGCAATACAGTTATCGGAGCTGCTTCTTTTGATGGAAGTGGTTCAAACTCAGGCCCTATGTCAGCAACAGGTGGCGGGTTTGGTGGTAGTGGTGTTAATGGTGGACCTGGAGGTTCAGGCGGCGGTGGTGGTGGACACTCAGCTCCAGGTAGAACAGGTGGTGCAAGAGTATCAGGTCAAGGTAATGTTGGAGGAAATGCTCCTGTGCCTCCAGGACAAGATTCATCAGGTGCTGGTGGCGGTGGAGCAGGTGCTGTAGGAGCAAATGCAACCGCAGGTCCAGGACCAAATCCTAGTTTAGTTGGTGGTAATGGTGGAGCAGGAAAAGCTGTTGCAGGTGTATTTGAATTTGGAGATTCAACTGTTTACTGTGGAGGCGGAGGTGGCGGTGGTTATTATCAAGCAGCAGGTGGTTCAGGTGGTCCAGGTGGTGGCGGACAAGGAAGTGGTCCAGGCAACGAATCAGGAGTAGGTACAGCAAATACAGGAGGCGGAGGCGGAGGTGGTCAGCACGTTTCTAGCTCACCCCCAAGTGTTGGTAGAGAAGGTGGTTCAGGTAAAATAGTAATTAAAGAACCAGCAGGTGATAATGTAGGGTCAGGAATATGGGATATGAATTCAGTATACAATGCTGTAAAAGCAGGAACATGGGCTTAATATGCCAAGATTAATCGGAGCAGTACAAACAGTAACATCAGCAACTCAATCGCAGGTTATAACTACATTTAACTCAAGCGGAACTTTAACTACTGGTGCTCATACAGTTGAACTTGAATACTTAGTTGTAGCAGGTGGCGGTGGTAGTGCATCTGATGCTGGCGGAGGAGGCGGAGCAGGAGGATATAGAACAGCTGGTAGTTTTCCTGTTGATGCTTCTACAGGCTATCCAATTACTGTAGGTGGTGGTGGTGCTGCAGGAGGTAATGGTTCTGATGGTGCAAATTCAGTTTTTTCTTCAATAACTTCTACAGGCGGTGGCGGTGGAACTGGATTTACAGGAGCAGCTGGTCGTGATGGTGGTTCTGGCGGTGGTGTTGGTGGTAGGACTTCCGAAGCAAATGGTGCAGGACATGGTAATGGAACATCTGGTCAAGGTAATGATGGCGGGAATCGTGGTGGCGGTGGAGCTAACGCCCTTGGTGGCGGCGGTGGCGGTGGTGGAGCTGGTGCTGTTGGTGGTAATAGTAGAGATGCAGGTGGTGGCAATTTCAGGTCTGGTGGTAATGGCGGAGCAGGTACGGCTTCTTCAATTTCAGGTTCTTCTGTAACAAGAGCAGGTGGTGGTGGTGGCGGAATGGATGGAGGTGGTGATGGTGGAGCCGCTGGAGCTGGCGGTGGTGGTAGAGGTACTGGTCCTTCTGCTCTAAGAACAGCAGGAACTGCAAACACAGGCGGAGGCGGCGGAGGTGGAGGTAATCCTGCTCCTGATGGCTCGGGTGGTGCAGGTGGTTCAGGTATTGTTATAACTAAAGAACTTGCGATTGATTTTACTGATGCATCAAGTGTTTGGGATATTAGGACTGTATTTAGACAAATCGTAGCAGATGAGTGGGTGTAAATAAGATATAATTTACCTATGAATTTAAAATGGTACTACTGGTACTTTCAATCTGTAATACCTGAAAGAATATGTGATGAAATAGTTCGTTATGGTCAAGAACAAAATAAAGAAATGGCTCTTACAGGCAACTCTGGTAAAGATAAGCTTACCAAACTAGAACTTAAAAACATTCAAAAGAAACGCAAGTCTGATATTGTGTGGATGAATGACAGATGGATATACAACGAAATACAGCCTTACATACATCAAGCCAACGCTAGTGCTGATTGGAATTTTGAATGGGATTGGTCAGAGTCTTGTCAATTTACCGAATATAAAAAAGGTCAGTTTTACGATTGGCATTGTGACTCATACGAAGAACCTTATAACCAACCTGATAATGTAAACACACACGGCAAGTTAAGAAAACTTAGCATGACTGTATCGCTTACTGACCCTGATGAATACGAAGGTGGTGATTTAGAGTTTGATTTTAGAAACACAGACGAAGGCTCTCAGCCTAGAATATGCGAAGAAATTAGAAAGAAGGGTAGCGTAATAGTTTTTCCTTCTTTTGTTTGGCATAGAGTTAAACCAGTAACAAAAGGCATGCGAAACTCTTTGGTATGTTGGAATTTAGGATACCCATTTAGATGAGCTTTGAAAAAAATAAATACCAAGTAATTAAAGGAGCTATATCAACAGAGTTAGCAGATTTTTGTTATCAATACTTTTTAAACAAACGAGCAGTAGCAAGACATTTGTTTGATGAAAAGTATGTATCACAATTTACTGACTACTTTGGGGTTTGGAGCGACCAACAAATACCAGATACTTATTCACATTACGCAGACATAGTAATGGAAACTTTATTACAAAAAGTTAAGCCTGTGATGGAAAAAGAATCAGGACTTAAACTTACAGAAACTTATTCCTACGCAAGAATTTATAAAAAAGGTGATGAGCTAAAAAGACATAAAGACAGATACTCTTGCGAGATCTCTACTACTATGAATTTAGGTGGTGATGATTGGCCCATATTCTTAGAACCCTCAGGTAAAACAGACAAAGAAGGCGTAGAAGTAAATTTAAAACCAGGCGATATGTTAATGTATCAAGGCTGCGAGCTTGAGCATTGGCGTAAACCATTTAAAGGTAAAGATTGCGGACAAGTGTTTTTGCATTATAATAATATTGACGGCAAAGATGCCAAAAAAAATAAATATGATGGAAGGCCCATGATTGGCTTGCCAGCATACTTTAAAGGAGTTTGATATGGATATATTAATACCATTAGCAATAATTACAGTAGTAGTTCTTGTTTCAATAAGAAAATTTAAACCTGCGCTTTGGGTGCAAATTAAATCAAAGTTTAAAAAGTAATATGAGCTGGTTTAAAAAACTTATTAAGTTTATTACGCCTCCTTCTGTTTATACTATGGTGTCCTCAACAACAAGGGCCCGTAATAAAGGTGGTAGATATGTTGCAGACGATCCTACAACACCGGATATAAACGAAGCTTATACTCAAGTTAAAAAAAGAAAAAAACGTTCTCGTAAAAGATAATGTATGAGTATGGGTGTAAAGTTACTCGTGTGGTGGACGGTGATACTGTTGATGTCATTCTTGATCTTGGGTTTTCTATTCTTCACAAGTGTCGCGTACGTCTTTATGGTATTGACACGCCCGAATCCAGAACCAGGGACAAAGACGAAAAGGTTAGAGGTAAACTAGCTTCTAAGTTTTTGAAAGACTCTATAGACAATGGCAAGAAGGTTGTGCTTCGATCTAAACTAAAAGATTCTAAAGGCAAGTACGGAAGAGTTCTTGGTGAAATTATTGTAGACGATATTAATATTAATGTTTCTATGATTGAAAGTTACTTAGCAGTTGCATACTTTGGTCAAAGCAAAGATGACATTGAAGCAGAGCATTTAAAAAATAGAGATATATTAATTACACAGGGCCTACATACGCTAATTGAAAATGAAAAAACTTAAACTTA